CGCTAAGTTGACGCGTCTGTGCGGCTTCCTTCTCGGCGTTACGATAGAACTTAATCTGCTCCTCCATCATAGCAGTCTCTTCGTCCTCTACTTTACGACGTTTGATTTCAGCTACGTCGTCCGTCGGATAGCGTTCAGTAAACCTTTCGCGATAGGCGGTTAATTGTTTCTGTAGGCGCTCCTTCTTAGTCTTAAGCTTATTCTCGATACGAGCTGCTGCATCTGCTGATGCGTCTCCTTCAAGCTGACGCTCTGCGGCCTCAATCTCTTTGAGACGTTGACGCATACGCTGACGGAGGTCACGAATGTCTTTATTGACCTTGTCTAAGCTTGTGGGCTTCTTACCACCTTCTGGCTTTTCAAGCTCTTTCTTTTGAAGGGTAATATCGCCGCTGCCTTCTATGGCCGCTAAACGAGCGCGCTCACGCTTGCGGTCAATAAGTCTTTTGAGTTCCGTTCTAGAACTGTCGTAGAAACGTAGCAGCTTCTGTAGGCGCTCAATACGGGGATCTTTCGGAGTCTTATCTGGCTGCGGCTGTTGCCCAGCGTCAATCAGTTCATCCTCAAGGCCCAAGTCAGTGTTATCAGTGTCCTTGATGGGACGCTTAGCTACGAACTCAAGGCGAGCTTTAGCTAAACGGTCTTCAAGTTTCTTGATTTGATCTTTGATCCGCTTCTCACGTTTAGCAAGTTTCTGGTCTAGAGTAAGAGAGTTGTTCTTTTTCTTCTTCTTCGTAGTGCCTTCTGAAGTTATCTCGGTGGGTGTTATCTCGTCCTCTTGTGTAATCTTGAGGTCATCAGCATCTGCCTCTTCGCGCTGTAGGCCGTCCAGTTCTTCTCGGACGTTAACAACATCGACAGCAAAGTCAGGGTCGGTGTCAAAGAAGTCATCAAGGAAGTCACCGAGAAGCTCTTCAAGGCTATCATCTTCGCCACCATTTTTGCCTGTAATCATACCGCGAAGTATGTCTTCAAGCTCTGCAAGAGCCTCGTCTTCCTTAATCGCCCGTATACTAAAACGAGCATTTACGGAGAACAGGTCTGCATCTTTACGAAGTTTTAACCCTGTCCGACCGAATGTAGTTTCGATAGTGTCGCGTATAGCGTTGGCCTTACGCATGAAGACTATCTCATCGTAAATTGCTTGCAGTGTTTCAGGCGCAGGCCCTGACTCAGCAAACTCAACCAGAAAGTTGTCCAGCAGTTCTTTAGAGTCGCGATCAAGGCGTTTGATTTCTTCGGCTATTAACGGAAGCTCGGTCTGTATTTGACGATCACCTAGTTCTTCTGGTTTTGGTTCGCCCTCAACATCCGTAAATTTAGCAAAACGCTTTCTTAGTAAACGTAGTTGGTCGTAGCGAGAATCGCCCCCTGCTCCTGCGGCTCCTTGCTCATCAAGAGGTGGAGGAGGTGGGGGAACAGCGTCTTCAAGGGGAGGAGCAGCGTCTAGTTCGTTAATGAAGTTAAGCTGGTTTTCGGGGTCAACAACCGCTTTTGGAGTGCCAATGTCAGGAGTGTCGGGTGGGTTGACGTAGACACCGCCGTTAGCTTTAAGGGCTAAGTTAACCTCGTATTGCATCTGTTTGTCTAGGTCAGCGTAACGCAGAGATTTGCCGTCAGCATCACGGATAGTTATTTCGACATTGCTATCAAATCCATAGCCTAGTTTAAGAGTGTTAAGAGGCTCAATCTCTATATTAAGTCCAAGCTCATCACCTACTCTGCCGATGGAAATAAAGCTATTGATTTCAGATCGTCGGCGGTCAAGCGCGCTATTCACGTGTTGTCTTGCCGCTATAATGATGGCTTCTCCTTTGGTAGCTGTGGAGAACGAGTATTTCGCGCCATCAATCTCCCCACTCCACAACCTCTGGTTGCCATAAGTAAGAACTTTTTTGAACGGACTCGTTATCTCTCCTTTCGGGAGAAATTTTTCCTCAAATTTAGGGAGGTTGGATATAGCAAGCGATTCCGCAGAGTTGGGTTCTAGTTCAGCAAGAACACCTCCCTTGAAGACCCTCGGCTTAAACTCAGGCGCTTCGTCTGCTCGTCCATCTCTTTCTAATCTTTTTCGCTTTACATAAGTATACAGCTCATCGTTCTCTTTAGCTATTGCGCTGGTTAGACTAAGGACTTCATCTAAAGCTGAGCCTTTGGTAACATCAAAGCCCATAATACGTTTAATGAGGTCCTTAAACATGCTCCATGCGCTGCGTCCTTTTCTTTTAAACTCAATCGAATTTAATTCACGTTGAAAGAGAGGATCCATCATTGCTTCAGCTAAAAACTCGTCTAGATTTCCTAATCCATAAGCATAACCCTTGTACATTACGCGAGCACCTGCTCCTCCAGAATTTATTTGGGCTTCAATCTGTTTACGGACTCCCATTCGTTTGATAACCTCCAGATACAATTCTGATAGCTCTCGTATTAGAATTGGTTTCGCTTTGTCTGCTACGATGTCTTCAAGATACTTCAAGTATTCCTTCCCCGCTATGCGTTTTATTTTACCTGACGGAGTATACACAGACGCCCCCGCGTGCCTATATATGTAATTTGAAGTTAAAGAGTGTATGGTTTCGTGTACAAGAGTAGAAAAATGACTACCAGAAAGTATCCTAATTCTATTAGGAATGGACGAATCTAAATTTTGCCCCTGAAAAAAGGAGGTATCCAGATTAGAATCTGTCGATACCTTAACTTCGCTCATTGCTTCTGGAAATGACTTCTTCAGTATACGAAGTGTATCCAGAAAAGCCGCAGTTTTTTCGTCAGCGGATATGATAAGGTTTGATTTCGGATCAAGAAGCGAATCAATAAAAGCTCCTAAAGTTACTTCTTTTTGAATTGGTATATTGAACGACGGATTCAGAACCCCGCCACTATAACCAACGTTAGCCACTAGAATACTATGCGCTCCCATCTCTGACATGGTAGGTTTTCTTGCTCCTCCTGAGCCAGACACAGGAACAGGAGAAGGTTGTTTAGTGATAGGGTCGATTATAAAGTCTTCTAAACCTAAACCTTCTTGCTCAAGGAACTGACGCCCTGCTTGTTCTAGCTGTTCTGGCGAACGTGATATGGCTGGTTCGGGCACAGCGCTGCTTTTTAATTTACGAACAAGCACAGCAGCTCCGTTTATCTTCTGTCCGTCTTTTGTTTTAGGAGCAGCTACTACTTCAAAGTCATCGCCAAGCTGTGACTTAACATACAACATCAGTTCGGCCTGAGTAAATCCTTTCTGGTATGTGCCTGTTTCTTTGTTGCCTATAATGAAAGCATTCTCTTCGCCTTCAAAGGTTGTCTTGTTCTTAGCTTTAGCAACATCGCTTACAGTACGAGCAGTGATAATTGCTTCACCGTCTTGTTTAAGAACACGTCCAATATCTTGAACGATAGTATTTCTTACATCAGGCGGTACAACATTTAGCACTGACGCGCTAACGACCTTGTCATAGGATTCGCTGGGGATGCTTTCGGCATCTTTGTAGGTAGGATCAAACCCTTCTTGTGGAAATGGCTCGTAGCTGTCAGCTCCAATAGCTTCTGAGCCTTTACCGCGTCCAGCACCGTAGTCCAGTGTATTGCCTGCTTTGCGATCATTGAGGATGTCAGCTGCCTTTACATAAGTTGGAGTAGTGGTAGCAACCTGTGTCTTTTTAGCGTTGGCTGCATCAGGTACACCATCTAGCTGCGATTGTTTCGGATCGGCAGAAGGCTCTGGCATATCCATCTGCTTCCTCTGCTCACGCATCCATTTTTGTCCAAACGGAGTCTCGTGAAACTCTACAACCTTTCCAGCGCTCTCAAGCATTTCAGCTACATCATCGGCGATTTTAATAGCATCTTCTTGCGTCCTGATTTGTGTTCGCAACGCTTTAATGCGTCCTCGTTGACCTTTAGCACTGGCTATCTTTAACTGATTTTTAAGTTCAACGAGTTGGTCTTGCATCCGCGCCTTTGCGCCTTCAGCAGTTCCTTTAGCAAACTTACGGCCCCACTTACCTGTAGACGCTATGAGACCAAAACCAGTGTTAAGGCTAGAACCAAGACCAGCGGCGAGCACATATTCGGATACTGAGCGGTTCTCGCGTTCATTGAGCAGCATTTGCATCTCCTGACGCATCGCCGTTTCGGCGATACCTAAAGAAGCACCGCTGATTGCGAGGCTCGTGCCTTGACGTATCAAGGTTCTAGATTTCCACAGTTTTTGATCCGCGAAGCTCTTACCTGCAATCCCAAGTACCCTATCAGCACCTCTAGAAATAAACGACATACCGAACACGGAAGCTGCTACGGCCTCTCCCGCTGAATACTCGTCTTGAACGCCCATTGATTTTCTAATGGACTGGCCAGCAAGATTACTTACGCCCCATATAGCAGCGTCAGCCGCGGCATAAGCAAAAGCACCTCCAATGGTGGAAGTGCCCTCAGGAAGTAATACGCCAGCCGCGCTGACTTTCTTCACGGTACTAAGCGTTCTTAATGCTTTTTTAGCATAGATAACATTCTGTGCAAATTTTGCAGATCGGTGTAGCTTGTGCGACATATAGAGACCGCCGCCAAGCTCAGCAAGTAGAGCCGAGCCTTCTGCCGTCCACTGCTGTCCTCGGCTAATCTGTTCATCAATACCTTGCATTGCCTCCATAGCTTCGAGCTGGTCAGCAGTAAATCTATCTTCACCCAACGATAGTTGAGGGTCTATAAGTGAACCAGACGGGTTCGTGTAATCTAATCGTTTTTCAATAGCCATTATATTTAATCGTTATCTTCAAGAAGGGAGCGCTGTTCAGCGACAAACACATTATACGTATTTAAATCATAAATTCCAAAGTCATTAAACATATCTTTAATGGCTTCTTCTTCGGGCGTCAATTCATCCAAAGATACTTCTTTTATAATAACTTCCCGCCACTCGGCGACTACAGAGTCGAGTTCTCCTTCAGTGCCAAACAAGCTAACGTCTTGAGCAGTTAGTCCTACAGCTTCTAATGTTTTCCAAGAATCAGCATCCCACTTTTGATACCCTCTTTCTAATAGAGATCTTCCGAGCTGTAGGTTGTGTCCTTCCTGTAACATTTGTTCTCTCTCCTTTTTTACAAACTCCTCGCTATACTTAGCTGTTGAATTGTTAAGGTGATTGTAACGAACATTTGGTCCTTTTTGTTTTACAAGAGCATCGGCCGCTTGCACTTGTGCTTTAACTGCCAGCGGTGTTTCGCCTAAGACCGTTCCGCGTCTCTTAAATGCTTCAGCAAAATCGCGTATTCTCTCCGCGTTCTTAGTATTTGCTTCAGTTATAAAAGTGCGCATTTTTATATTTTGCTCTTCTACGCTCAGGTTAGGATCAAGCGTGCGTGCATATTCCTGCGCGTCGCTTAGAATATCTGGGAGAAGACGGCCCTCTAAATTTCTGACGGTTTGTCGTATAATGTTTCCCTCGTCAGTAGGCATACCGCTAGTAACTATTGCTTCGATTCTGTTAACCTCGGTCGCAAACAAGTCGTCAGCATTTTGGTAGTAGGTGTTGTCTATTACCCAATTACCTACACTAAGCTCTTTGTCTTTTATTCGGAGGGCGTCAAACACACCAATTTTGTAGTCTTGACTAACAATCCACTGCTTTGCTGACTTTTTGGGGTTGTCTTTTTTCCAAGCGGTAAATTCTTTTACGTAATCTCCTTTTTCGGCGTCTGTGAGGCTTGTCGTAATAATAGTGCGATTTTGTTGTAAAGCTCGATTACGATTGATTTCGTTCTTGGTATCGAAGTATAGGTTGTTCCCAAAATCTCCAGAGGCAAGAGCCTGTTCCTGTAACGCTTGGTTAAAGCCTTCGGATGGAGAAGCAGGGTGGGCAAACATAGCTTTTAAACTAGCCTCGATACCTTCTTCGGTGATCTGAGGGTTGATCATCTCCATTGCTTCCACAATCGTACGGCGTGTAAAATCATCTAGCTCATCAATACTTCCTACCGCTTCCAGCTGTTCATAAGCGGTGGTAACTTTACCACCAAACGACCGCCGTATCTCGGACGATGTTCTTTGGTCCTCAATGTCAGTTGCGTTATTAATACGTCCTTTAACATCAGCAAACTGACGCGCAGCGTTTCCAGTCTTGAACACTGGCTTTCCGTTAATCTTTGTCGCCTCAGTAAGACTGATAAGCTTGTCAGCGTCGGTAACGCGTCCAGCCGCTACAAGGGCCGTAGCTTGTGCCGCTACCTCGCTTGCCATGAGGTTAGTGCGTTCTAACGGATTCATACCATCTTCTGCCAATAAACCGTCGCGGCTCTCTAATATATCAGGAACGTTACTAAAGTCAGGCACTAGTTGGTTACCTGTTTCGTCTACAGTGCGCTGCCCAATAGCTTGGAGTTGCAACCCCAGCTCTTGCTTTTGAGCGCCTTTGTTAAAATCTGAAATGCCCTTGTTGTAGTTCTCAACCATGCTCTGACGCCATTCCGAAGTCGTAGCAATCCACAGGGCCTGAGCTGCGGGGTCTTCAGCATACGAACCTACCTTTTCACTAAATTCTTCCCATTTGCCTTCAAGATACGGATCTAATCTCTTCTGGATGAACTGGTCAGTCTCGGCCCCAAATTCATTTAAGTTAAGCAGCTCGGATGAGTCGTTAGATAACGCAGGAAGAATATCGTAGTTTATCGAACGTTTGTACAATGCGTTACGATACGCCTTACGCCGTTGAAAAGTAAGGAATGACGCAGGGTCTTCTTTTTTAAGCTCTTCAAACAAGTCCTTGTCGTCAACTCCTGCCGCCATTTTAGCCCCAAGTTCTTTTTGGGCTTCGCTATATTCCTTCAACGAGACAGAAAATTGCGATAAGCCTGACGCTAACCTCGATATCTGGCTTTCTCCTACGGGCGCTACAGCTACATTATAGTCTCCCGATTGAATACGCTGTAGCGAAAACGAGGGCTGATTTAGTTTGTAATTAACATCAACCCTATCTTCTTTAGTAAGTGAATTTAAGTCTAATTTTTGTGTCATATTTTATAAAGTTATGCATTATTTAAATTAAAAGCAACAGGGCATCAGCCTCCACCGCCTCCACCGCCGCCGCCTCCACCGCCGCTGCTGCTACTGCTGCTACTGCTACCGCCACCACCACCGCCGCCTCCAAGTAACGAATCTGCGGTGTTTCCGATTTGTAGTCCGAGTGCGAGCGAGCTTAAATAATCAACAGGAGCAATGGGCTTATTGATTCTGATTAGATTCATCTGTGATGCTGTTTGAGCATTCTCTAAAGCAAAGTTTCTACCAATATCATTAAACTCAAGTTGTTGTCCGATTCTAAATCTAAATTCGGCTCTTTCTTTGTTTATATCGTTTTCGAGTGCATCGACACTAACGCCAGCAACCCCCGCTTCACCTGCTGATACTTTAGCTGTGCTTGATGCTGCTAGTGTTGCTTTTTCAGCCGCGCTTATTTTCTGTGCCGCTGCGATTCGTTCTTGGGCCTGCTCTAGTCTTGAAGCCGACATCTGCTGTAGCAGTCGCTTTTGTTCGGCAGCGGTCGCTTTGGCCTGTACTTTTTCCTGCGCTTTAGCGGCATCACGCTGCCCTTGAATGCTTAACGCGGTTGTTAGAATTGCTACTGGTACTCCCATATTATTTAGTAATTATAAATTCATAGAAAAGGTATCCATTGATTTCTACCTCACGGATAAACTTTGCTCCTAACCACTTCAGCCACTTAACGGAGGCTGTGTAGTCTTTAAGAACATAGTTCATGACCACAGGATAGTTATGCATGATACTAGGTAAAAGTTGTTTAGATGCTTTGGCAAAGACATAGGAGTGTTCCTTTACACCTTCGCTGCCTAAGAGCCATATATAAGGAATACCTTCATTAGTGCCCACGCCTAGCATAGCGAAGGGCATATCGTCGCCATCAAGCGCAGCGATAGTTATATCGTCGGTTCTCAGTGCTGACAATAGGACATCTTTAGACTCTTCAAAGCCAAATGCGCCCACTTCCATTCTGTCATACTTACGGAGTAAAGGAGCCAACGCTTCTGCGTGGTGGGGCTTTGCAACCACCGCTCTACATTTACCGTATGTTGCTAGAACTTCGTTATCCATATCTGTTGGAGCGACTATGCACAAAGGACTCAAACTCTGCTGAACTAAGGTTAACAGGGAATGCTGAGTCACTTTCAACTACAATAGTAGCTCCTTCAGGGTTGGTGAACACAGGGAAACGGAAGTCTCCCGATTTTAAAGTGATAGTGTTGTTTGAATCATATTCCTCAGCCAGCGTCGCTTGTGAGGTTGCTCTACCTTCTGGAGTGATTTTGATAGTGAACGAGCTAGTATCGTTATAGAACACAGCACCGTTACGTGTCATAAGCTTAGAGGCCGATGAAGGGGTCTTAGATTCTCCAGAGCGCGCCTTGAATAGCTGCTCAGAGAATTGATAGGTCATGGTGTAAGGAAGACCCACATAGTAAACGGTGTCCTCAGAAGGAGTAGCGGTAAGAGTAACCGTAGATCCATTGAATGAAGATCCTACTACGTTTCCTTTAGTATCGTATACCTTGATTGTTTCGTCTGTCTTAGGAAGGAATGGAAGGGAAATGGTATTGCTACCTCCAGAAACAAGGGTTTTGATACGCTTGTCGAGGTGAGTAATATAGCCCTCTGCGTCTAGTTGACCTTCTTCAAGGTTAATTTGCTCCAGCATTACCTGTCCATTATACACTGAGATAACATATAGAATGGAGTCAATGAAATTAACGGAGCGCACAACACCTTTGACGGTAAACTTCATCCACGCTCCTAAAAGCTTTTTGTTTCCGCTAAAAAAGTATTTGTATATGAAGATAGAAGTCATTAGTTGTAGCGAGAGTTAAAGTTAATTGTGCGCTGAATAGAAGGCATTTCTTTGCTATATACTCTGGAGTAATGTATGCGTCCGTTTGCGAGCTGATTTCTACCAAGCATAACAGACGCAATGCTGGCATCGTTAATTTCGGGTATTGAAGAAGCTGCATACACAGCTAGATTGTTATTTATATAAAACCGCGCCACATTTTTACGACCGATTAACATCAAGTGTAACATTTGCTTACCAGCCGCCGCGTGAGAATTTTGTGAGACATAATAAGTATTACCAGCTCGGACATATGCGTAACCGTCTTGATTTTCGCCGCCGTTACTACCATAGGTATAAATACCCGCTTCAAATACTACGTCGTGTTGATTGTTGTGGGTACTTATTAATGCCTTTGCGCTATTAGTAAGGGTCGATAGCACTTCATAAGACATAAAGGTTTCTATGGTGTAAGTATCCCCCACTGCCGTTCTAAACTCATCATAGCCTGAAACTGGGTTGGCGGTCATATCTACCAAAGAAATACCCCCCGTGTTTGTTTTATAACCAAACGGAAGAGAACCTCCAAGCCACCCAAAGTCGTCAGCTTCCGACTGCGTCATTTGGGAATACTCGCGATTAGCTAGAGAGTCATGAAAAGAACTATTAGTCGAAAACCCCTTGATATTTGACGTGCTTGAAACATAGTTAGGAAAGCGGTGACTACCTGAGGAGGTCTGCCCTACACCATCAAAACGAGTATAAGTGGTATCCACGGTTTGAATCATCGAATTAATAGAATCATAAGCCGTTGTGTGATATATCAGCTCAGCGCCACCAATAAATTTATGGTTAGTTCCTTGTACATTAGAAACAAGATAACTTGTATCAATAATCTGTCCGTCGGTAGTTTCTACCTTACCAGAGATAGCAGCTATTAATCCTTCGGAGTTGGAACCAGTTAAAGACAGTAAGTCATTAGGGATATACTGAGGAACTGCTTGAGTAATCTCATCGGAGTCATATACATCCGTAGTAGAGTTGATTGTATACTCTCTTAGTCCTGTGTGGCTTCCACGGTCGAATGGGAAATACAGATAAGAACCAAGAGGTAGTGGCTCTACAGTCTTTGTGTAATCAAAGTTAGTAACCTGACTGATAGATACCGTACGAGGAGTTAACAAGTCACCACCTTTCAACACAAACTGAGCGGTGTCGGAGAAGATAGTAAGGTTTTCTTGGAACGGCTGTGCTGCTCTCAAGTTTGTTATCTCTCGATTGGATACTGTCACGTCGATTGGATCAGCGTCCAATAAGTCTGTAACGGTAGTTCGGAAGAAATTAAATGCCTGTATAGGTGTATTAACGGTAATACTTTCTTCGCTAGTAAAGGCTAAGGTTTTTACGTCTGTAGGTGCGAGTGCTTCAGCAGTGTTAGCATTGTTGTCTGGCATATAGAACTTAGTGTTCGGGAATGCGTCAAACTCATACTCAGTGAAGGCTCCGTAAATAACAGAGGAGTCCACATATAAAGGATAATAATGTCCATCAGCGTGAACACCGTCGCCACTACTGTTTACGTAATAAGCAGTTCCGTTTGCGCTGCCGCCAAAGCCAGCTTCAGAGAATATAACAGCGTCTCTCGAAAGAAGGCCGAGTCGATTCTTGAATAGGAATAAGTTGTTAATGTTATTACTGACGAACGAAGGAAAAGGATTAGTGTCGTTGTCCCCTGCCTTGCGCTCTCCGAGGGGCATCCCGCGAAGAACAAAGACATTCTCAGCAGTATTAACGAGCTGTATAGGTGAGCCATCACCAACCTTGTAGAACTCAGACGGTCCCAAAGTTTCAATCCACGAACCGTTACCTTGGGCTTGGTTGTTATTCGTTTCAAACTTTACATAGTAATCATCTTGGGTTAGTTCCGCATCCCCTCTGACTTTAACAGTAAAGCCATTGACGCAGAATTTAGGAAGATCAGTGATAGAATCTACCTCTTTATAAACCAGTCCTAGTCCTGTGTTAGCAAGACCATCAGAGACACTAACGTCTGTAGAATTAAAAGCACTAGAAGATAAATCCAAAAGTATACCAGCCTCACCTACTTTAGAAGCAAGTGCGCCGAAAGCGTCGCCTCTTTCATCAACGCTCTTATTTGTAAGGCCAGTGCGAGGGTCAGCAAAAAATTTATCTCTAATTTGTGAAGCAGAAGCGTTAATGGCGTGGGTGCTGTTATCTGAAACACGCATATACTCAGTAGCGCCTACTTTTATAGTATATTCTTTTTGATAGTCACCTTGCTTGACGAACACAAGAGCTTCATCCGCTAAATCATAAGCTGTCTCTGTAGACTTCTCAACAGCGGCGGCTGTGTTTACCATTAAGGTAGTATCGCCAATTGTAAGAGTTTTTATATTTTGATGCGATGTTGGAGAGTATATATAATCGTCTACTGTTAACGGATAGCCAGTTGTGTAGTTGACCCCATTAACGCTAATAGACGCCTCTGTGGGCGTTGTAGAACCTTCAGCAAGCTCTATCCTGAACACACGTAGCTTAATACCATCAAGTATAACTACATACTTCTCATCAGATGTGCGCTCAATAAAGGTAATCAATCCTTCTTTAAGGATATCTTCGTCTTCGTCGTCAGTATCCCCATCAAATAGTTTACTAACGAACTCAACAGGGGGTCTTTTCTGTAACCCTTTAAGGATACTACTGACTGCGTTTTCCTGTATCTCGCACTGTCCGTCGTATCGAAGGACGTCAGGCTGCTGCGAAACTCCCTGTACAAGATTAGGGAGCGAGTTATTTATTAAAGGCATCTTATGTTATTGAGTAGTTTCGATTTATGCCAATTCTGGCTCCAGTATCAAAATTGTCAAATATTGTTCGATCAGAGTTCTTAGAGTCAAACTCTTCGAGACGAGCTTTCGCTGTGTATTCGTCACGAGCAATGAGTGCTTCCAATTCACGAGAACCTACAATACGTCCTTGTAGTATACGTGCAGCACGTAAAGTAATATAACGTCGGGCTGGTTCGGGAAGGCTATCCCAAGCAAGCAGACGAGTTAGTGTGACTTTTATGTCACTAGTAAAAGTAGAGGTGTTGTCTTTGCGGTTAAATAAGGTTAGACCGCGACATACAATATCGGAAGAGTGGTCATCCACGTCAGCTTCGATAATGTCGGAGTCTAAGACGATGTTGTTTGAGACGTTAGGACTCAGAGTAACATCATACTCTGTATTAAAATGCCAACCATCCGATTGAACTTCACGGCTTACCTCGTCCAAAATAGTTAGCGCAGTCGAGGCACTGATAGGAAGAGCAGAGGGTGTTGCTATAGAGTCAACGGGCGATTCACCAATATGACCCAGCATGGAGTTAACGGCTTCAAGTTGTGTAGTAAGAGTTGGCATAATATTTTATAAAAAGGGTGTCCCCACCCCCATGAAAGAGGGTGAGGACGGTTTTAAGGATTAAGCTTTATTAAGCTGTAACTTCGACGCAGCACTCAGGACGGATTACACCGTGACCCATAGCATACTTTGCAACGAAGAGCGTTCCTTGGCGCTCGATTTGGTAATCAGACTCAGTGGCAAGGTCAAGAAGCTTGACAGTGCCGACACCAGCTTTGTGGCCAGCAACGAATTTAGTTGCTGTAAAGTTGCCATTGTAGCCAGAACCATTGTCAGAACCGCTGTGGTTTTTGTCGAACACATCATTGTTTGATGCGCCGTCACCATCCGCGGTGCTTGCAAGGTTACCACTTGGAAGGTGGTTAGACTTGAATATCTTGATACCAGCAACCATAGGCACGGTGCCAGAGGCAACAGAACCTTCACCACCAAAGTCGCGATTAAGCGCGATGTTAGTGGTAGGATCGCTAATAAGCTTGTAGTATTGAGTAGGATTCAATACAGCGAAGCGGTCGTCAGCAGGGATGTCTTTTTCATCCAGCTTTTGAGCAACTTCAAACAAGGCGTTAAGCAGACCAGTGCCTGTATTAGTGGTAGCACCACTTACAACAGTTCCACCAGAGTTACCAGAGATGGTAGCATCCTGACGGGCACCAGCAACAAGTGTCTTAAGCACAGCGATGTCGAAGCGTTTAGCAAGTGCTTTACCAAGCTCTTGTGCATAGATGCTACGAACGTCGTAGTGAGTCTTTAACTCGTCGATGTTTGCTAGGAATGTCGAAGAAACAAGAACATCGTCAATGTTGACGGTGATTTCATTCTTCTTGATATCGGATTGATAACCGTTGTCAGCCTCGATAAGAGACTCACCAGCGGTGTGATACTTCGCAGTGGCTACACCAGTAGCTGGGAACTGCGCTGTCTTTCCACTAGAGATTGTTCTAACAGTGTGCAAATCCTTCATTATGTTCGATTCCTCGAACGTCGTGAGAATCTCACCTGAGAACACCTTAAGGAAGAGAGCGTCTACGTCACCAGCACTGTTGACCTGCCCTACGCGAGAGGGAACAACATTATTTGTAAATGCCATGATTATACTTTCTATTTTAGGTTTATTATTTTGGTTTGATCTGTCACTATTATGTTTCGTTTGCTAACCTAATGTTATCCTCCGCAGAGGGCATTGTGCTACTTGTCACATTTAGGGGACAAAAATTATTTTTTATTCACACGTAAAGACACACGAGCTGCCTTTGTGTTACTTACAAATTGTTTTCCTTTGGATCCTTCTCTCTTTTTCTTTCGAGCTGTATTTGCTCGCTCAGACGTTGATAAGCTCTTAGCTTTAGCCATTGGAAGGCAACGGTCGGGATTCTTTTTGTTTTTAGACGTTCCGCAAGCTCCTTTGATTTTACCGTCCGTTCCGATTCGGACCCAGTTCTGCGCTCTCCATTTTGCGAGTTCACCCATTATTTCTTCTTTCTAACTTTTAGACCCTTACGTCCTTTTCCGTATTTCGGGTCTTTGCAATACTTGGACGCTGCCATGTTTGCATAAGCTGATGGGTATTTGTCGAAGGTACGCTTTGCCCAAGCAATACCTTTAGGGCAGATTTTAGCCACGGTATTTGATCTTTAGTCCTTTACGTTTGGCGGCCGCTTTAGCTTTAGCCATTCCTTTAGGAGTGTATGAGAAGTCTTTCTTTCCAACTTTAGGCATGATATTTATAGGTTAACATTTCCATTTACGAAGGGCGAGAGCTTTACGAGTAGGTCGTCCTTTAGAATCTTTCATTGGTCCCTTTACGCCAGACATTCTAGCGCAGAACGAACGCTTACGGGCGCCTCCTTTAGGTTGAGGTGCTTTAAGATTAGAACCTGTTTTTCTATTGTAATAATCTCGTCCCTTTTTTGAAAGACCACCTGTAGGGGATTTATGTTCTTTTCTTAGGGATAGCCCTTTACGTTTTTTCATTCATAGAGAGGGGATACAAAAAAGCCCTCCGAAGAGGGCAGTTAAATTAAAAAGCAGTAGTTACTGCTAGACGCTGTTCGACCGTGCTTCGATATGCTGGGTCGGACTTATAACGAGGGTCGCGCATTGCTTCAGTTACCTGAGCAGCGGATGCGAAAGCTTTAACGCCCGCACCTTGCGTGGCGCCTTGCATAAGAGTAGGGGCTTTACCTCCTGCTGATTTAAATTGTGAAAACAATCCGCGAACAGCCATACGAGCTTGGTCAATAGTACCACTCTCTACAACTTCGTTATAAGCGTTGAGGTCACCTTCGTCGAGGTTATCAGCGGCCCATTCAGCCATAGCTTCGTAGTTAGCTTCGCCTCCTACACTTTCCTTGACCTGAGCTACTTGGCCTTCTGCCAAGGCTCCTTGTCCTGCCATGTAGGATTCTACAAGGTCACGAGGTAATCCAACTTGCTTAAGAGATTCAAAGGTCTTGTCGGATAACTCACCGCCTTCCATGAACTCAGCGGTAGCCGCTTCAATAGCGGTATTCATTTCGCTAGACTCAGCAGGAGCTTCTTCTTTAGAATCATTATTACTGGTTGAGCCTTTCTTTTCTAGCTCGCTGTAAGCCTTGGCTAAGTCTTCAGGAGACTGAAACTTTTCAGGAAGCCACTCAGGACGGGCTTCCTCTTGAGATTCTGCTGATTCATTCTCTACGGGTGTATCCGTGTTGTTCTCATCTTGCAGAGCTGCTTGTTGTTCGAGCGTGATATTCTCGTCTTCGCTGGGTTCACTAATAACTACTTGTTGTAAGTCGGACATAATTAAGATTCGGGTTCTGGTTGAAGGTTACCTGCCTGATCTGACAGTGCCTTTATACCAGCAGGACCGAGCTTTTCTGTCAACTGGTTTTGTTGCATTTGTTGGCGAATTTGTTGGATCTCTTCTTCGGTCTTAACCAGTCCTGTAGTCTTAATACCAAGCGAGGTAGCGCGACGTTTGAAGTATTCTCCAACGCTAACGTATTCAGCGATTGCTTGCGGCCCTACAACCTGTGCAGCGCCAGCCAAGAATAAATCAAGTTTCTGTAAATCGTTACCACGTCCAAGAGCCTCAACACCAGTAATAATGATTGGGTTAACAATTCCTTCAGGTAGCTTAGGTAGTCGCTTGGCCTTGTTCATAACCTTCATAAGACGGTTAATCATGGGGAGTTGCAGCTCGGTAGACAGAAGCGAGTAGAGACCGCCAATAGCTGTCTCCAGCTCTTGACTGAGCATACGAATCTCTTCAGCGGTAACACGCTCTGCGTTACGAACAACACCAGAGGTAAGAAGGAAGGCATGGCCTAGGCGTTCTTTGATACTGTTCATTGTCTCCTGAGCAACACGGAAGTCGTTAAATTTCTGTAGCTGGAGAACGGATACATCAGCAGCGTTGCCTTGAGTGATGCCGCCATTAGGCGTCTCAGCCAAAGCCTTGGCGCGAGTCGTACCGTTTGGATTCAGCAAGAACAGCACCTTAGCGGCCGCAGCAGACCCTTCAACGATAGCTTGTGTAAGCTTCTCAAGAGACTGTAGGTCACCAAGGTATTCTTCGACGTAGCCTCGTCCATAGTTCTCACCGTCGATGCGGGAGAAGCGGAGAGGTATAAAGGGGTTTTGATCAATGGCATATGTACCATACGAATCGGGAACAGGGTTGCCGTTGATGTCTTGATAGACATGCCACTTGTTATCCTGTAGACAAACAGCGGTGTAAAGGTTGACGTTCTCACTAGCGTCGTCAGCCTCGCCTACAACAGCTTTCATCTCCTCGGAGAGAGTCTTGTAGGACATTGTTTCCTTCGTAGCAATGTGAGTAACCTTGCCCATCGGGTCGCGCTTTACAACGTAGCGATCAAGACGGAATACACGAAGGCCGCCCTCATCGGGAAGGTATACTAAAGCATTACCTGCGATGATAAGTTGCTTTAAAGCTTCGTGAAGGCCAGTGCGGTATGCCTCACGACTAATCTCATCCATTACTGATTCCTCTACTTGTTGTAGCGAGGACTCAATTTCAGTAATAAGTTCAGGAGGTGCGCCCTCATTCTGAAGAGCAAAGGTGTCTACGTTGAGACGGAAGAAAGGGGCGTTGGGAGGTAGGAGTGCTAACAGTAATTTAGATGCGAGGTTATTTACTCCTCTGGCCCCAACGCCCTGAAAGGGAGTTTCTAAACGACTGTGAGGGCCGAAGCCCTCGTCTGGCATGACGTAGGGTAATGTCAGTTTTGAACATTGTCTCGCCCTATCAACATATTGATAGCGGTGGCCCTCTAACGAGGTGTAGATAGATTGAGCAGATTTATTCATAAAATTTATTTAATCTTTTCTTTTATTGTGGAAATCAAACAAGACCCTGACTTTTTCCGTAAGAGCTTCGATGTTGTAGTGCATACGAGCCAGCACAACAATGAGCGTAATGATACCGATTGACACTGGCCACAGGGATGCAATGATTTGCAAGATTTCATTCATTTATTTGATTTGAGATGAGCCAAAGTAGAAACCTACAATGGCTAGAGCAGTCTGCCTAATTTCAGGTAAGATTACGAAGCCTTGAATGGTTTCCCATTTAACGCCTTTAAATAGACCTAAGAAGCCACTAGTATCTCTGGAAACGCTAATACCTGTGTCAGTCCACGCAAAGATGAATGGAGCAAGGACAATGGCAAAGACGGTAGATACTACAAGGAACCTACGAACTAATACACCACCATCACGTTTAGAAGCGGCATCGGCTGAGACATCGGCTGTCTGCTGGGACGTAATCATACGCTCAAACTGACGGGATTGGTTTTCCATCTGTGTTCCAATAAGCTTCATTACGAAGCCACTGAGTCCTCCTCCGAGCATTGCTATTAGTTCTGGTGTCATATTATTTCTTTCTAAGTTCGTTGATTACCTTGATTGCGGATGCTGACATATAAATAAAGGTCGCTAGACCTACGCAGAAACCAAGCAGTTCGTTGACGGGAGCTAGTTCAATGGTAGCTATAAAGCCTCCTGTTCCAATTGCTGATCTGTATATAATGTCTTCCATAGCATTTAGTCTTCTTCGGGTAG